TGATGCTGCGGGGCCGCGTGAGAGCGGCGAGCCGGAGCTGAGCCTCGGTGGTGTCCAGGTCGACGGCGACGTTGATCCGGAAGTTCACGGCCTGCAGCTGTGTCTTGATGGCCTGGATCTCCGCGGACATGTTGCCTCGGTCGATCTGCAGTGTCACCTTGGCGGTGAGGTTGCGGCCCAGGTCGATCTTCCGCTGCGCCTCGGTGTGGAAGCCGGTGTTGTCGGCGACCAGGCGGACCTTCTGCGTCAGCTGCGGCCCAGCGTCCAGTCGCGCACGAGCGTCCTTGCGGAAGCCCTTGGCGTCGGCGATCAGGTTGACCTGAGCGTTGATCGGGCCGCCAGCTTTGATGTCCGAACGCGCCTGGTGATGGAACCCTGCCGCGTTGGGGACGAGCTTGACCGCGGCGTCTCCGCTGTAATACGTGCGTGCCACGGCCGCCCCTTCCGATTCCTAAACGTAAGGGCACCCCCGGTTTTGTCGGGGATGCCCTAAGCGTCTTCGATCTTACTGACCAGGCTTCTTGATGCCAAAGGCACGAGCCAGGTCGTCCATCTCGTTCTTCTCGTCGTGCAACTGGAGCACGTCGAGCTGGGAGAACGGGGTGGGCCAGCGCCGGATGTCCGGAGGCTTCTTCACGCCAGCTGCACCGAGGGAAACCCTGATCAAGGTCTGCACGTGCTCGTCCAGCGCGTAGATCGCCATCATCAGCGGCGAGTAGCCCTCCTGCGAGCGCGTGCCCTGCAGTTCGGTCGTCTCCGGTTCGTCGTCCTCGTCGAACCAATCCCACTCGTCCTTGTCCAGGTCGAGTCGGGCTTTCAGCTCCCGCGCATAGTCCTCGTCCAACATCATCGCGGAGTGGAACTTTCCCCACGAGGGAAGTTCCTGGACGAACTCGTAGAAGGCGAGCCAGGAACGTTCCCCCGAGAAGAAGTCGGTGATGTCGACGCCGAGCTCTTTTTGCAGGTCGTACCGGAGCTTGGGACCGAACCTATCGATCAGGCCTCGGAGAGCTCTTTTCCCCCAGGTACCGCGTTGCTGTCGTCAGCCCACAGCTCCCAGATGTCCGAGACGATCTGGGTGACGGCCTCCACCGGCTTGCCGCGAAGCTTGTCGCGCAGACGGATGTAGTCACCCGGACGCATCAGCACCTTGAGCTGCTGGTTGGCAGTCTGCGCCTCTTCGTAGTCCATCTGCTTCACAGCGTCCGGGTACGGAATGACGATGTCGGGCTCGTCGTCGGCGCTGAACGTCAGCACGTACGGCTGACGGTTCTTCTCGGAAGCCTTGCGGTTTCCCTGCTTGACGTAGTCGTCGAATGACGGCATTGCGGAACCTCCCCGGTTCGGGTCGTGGAACTTACTTAGCGGACTTCGGCGCAGGCTTGGCGGCCGGCGCGGCTGTCGACGGCGACTCTACCTGCTCGGGTGCGTCAGAGACCACAGCATCTCCGACCGCGAGGCCCCCGTCAGAAGCCGCCGGGGCTGCGTCAGCGTCGACGAGCTTGCCGTTGTCCAGCTTCGGGCCTGTGGGCTCCAGGTTGGTCTGGTCCTCGGACACTCGGTAGCCGGAGCCGAACTGGAGGTCGGAGGCTGCCTGCGGGTTGCGCGCGACGACGACGGTCTCGCCATCCTTGGAAACGAGTCGGACGGGCTGGAACTTCTCGGCCATGACGGCTCCTTCGTTCACCCGGTTAGGTAAAGAACCCCGTTGCCGCGACCGGGGAGTTGCACGGCAACGGGGCAGCTTATCCGACGGCGAGAGGTTTCTCGGCGTCTACGATGAGAGTATCGGCGATCTCCGGCCCGATCAAAGGGAACTGCACCGAGCTCCGACCGATCATGACCTCTTTGACGATCTTGCGGAGTTTCCTTCGAGTCTTGCGCGCCATCTCTTATCCAATCCCGAGAGCTCTAGCGAGTACGTCGGTGGAAGCCTCCTGGCCAGCCGCATTCGGGTGCAGGGAATCCGCCATCCACTCAGTCTGCCAGTTGGGGTTCGCCTTAATCGCGCTGTAGAAGTCGAAGACCTCCCAGCCGTTCTTCGCGGCCATATGGCGCAACTCGTCCATTCTGGTGAGATGCGAGTAGCCGTAGGTCGCTTCGTTAGGCCATGAAGCCAGGTGCGGATTCTGCATCACCACGCCGACCGCCGTACCTGTCAGGCTTGCTCGGATGGAAGTTACCCACGCCTCGAATGGCGCGATCCAGTCGATCGGCCCCGATCTCCCCGACTCGTTGTGGGAGTCGCTGAGGATCGCAAGCGTCTGTCCGTACTGAGCTGCCTGTCGCTTCTGGCGGGCGGCGTCGGTATGCCAGGTCATGTTCGTCCCGGCGCGACCCGCGTTGAGGATCGTCAGTGTCGGGCTGCCGGCGAACGTGGTGGAGGCATCCGGGTACCGCTGCCAAAGCTCTACGGAGGCTGGGGTGAGCATCGGGCCGTTGACCCCGTCGCGCACCTGGATCTCGTAGATCTTTCCCAGAAGCGCCTGGGACGCGGGCTGCCAGCGAGTGGAGCCTGCCGTGAAGTAGTGCCCGGCGACCTCCGTTGGGAGCGCAATCACCCCTGCGCCGCTCTGGGTTTGCGTGGCACCGACCTGCGTCCACGTGGCCCCATCTGGCGAGGCGTAGAACTTTGTCGTCCGGGAGGTTGCCGGAACGATCTCGCAGGTAACTCGGAGCCACTGCGCTTGCCCAGCGGTTCCTGCGACCGCGACACTGGACTCCTGCTGGACAGCCCAAGGCGTACCATCCGCGTTGCCTAGCTTGAGGATCATCTTCCCGGATGCGCGCAGAGCCCAGTCGAACTGGAAGTAGCTTGAATCAGACCCGGAGACGATCTTGTATCCTCGTGAAATGAGTTCCTGATCGGCGGACGGGGTCCACGTGTCCGGCGCGACCTTGATTCGCAGGTCTAGGTTGCCGCTCGTGATGGCGGGAGGCGTCGCCGTGAACCGGCCGAGTCCACGACTGGACACCTGAGCGTACCGGGGGCCGCTGGCCGCCTGTAAGACAACCTCGGCCCCGTAGTCGTCAATGGTGGTGTCCCACATTCGGGAGACCACACGGTGGTTTGGGTATGCGGCAGCGATGCGCTGACCGAACCGTTCTGGCCAGCAGTAGTCCGTACCCCGACCGAACGAGTCGACGGTCGAGTCTCCGTAGCATCCGATCGCGGTCGAACGTCCCGCGTCGAGTGCGGATCTCAGCGGACGCATGTACGGCGACACTTTGTCCGCGATACCGTCGAACAAGTTATCGAAGAACGGCTTGTTGAGCCGAGTCACACCCGACTGAATCGCGGGGCGCTTGTAAGGGGGCATGGTTTCTCCTAGGTAAGAGGCGAAAGGGGAGCCGAGCGAACTCGACTCCCCTCGTCAGGATCATGCGACCGTAGTCTCCGGTCCTACGACCGACGACCCGACTAGGCCGCTGCTGGAAAACCCATCTTGACCAGCTGAGACTTCCAGCCGGGACCAGCGAAGATGTGACGCACCGAGTAGCCGAGGTCGTCATCGACCTTGGCCGTGACCGTCATGCCGTAGGCGAGCTCCGAGCCGCCGCCATGCTGCTGATCGGCCTTCGCCGTGACCGTTGCGCGAGGCATGATCTTGGCGATGAAGATCTCTTTGCCGGGACGACCGTCCTTCGAGAGGAAGATCATCCGACGGTAGGTCGTGACCGGCTCTACCGCGCTGTTGAACGCCACCTCGCCGGTGCCGGCCGCGGGGGTGACCCCGGACAGGTCGACGTTGTAGTACATTTCGAGAACGTACTTGTTCGTCTCCTGGCAGGTGAACTGCGCGCTGGTGACGTCCTTGATGATGTCCGAACGGGTGGGCTCGGTCGCGCCGAAGGATTCGACGTCTTCCTGCTCGGTGTCCGCGGAGAAGACGATGCCGTCATTCTTCGAGACCCAGCCGAGCTGGTCGTAGTCGGACAGATCGGTGAGTTCGATGGGGGCTTCTGCCACACCGCCGGTCGTCAGGGCGAAGGTCGACAGCAGCTCGGTATCCTCGGATGCCGTGGCGATGATGCCAGCCATTGGCTTGAGGATCAGTTCTGCCTGCCGAATGGCGAGGGACTTGAAATCGGCCATTGCCGGCTCCGTTTCGTCTAGTCGTACATTGGTCTACAGGACAACTGGAATGTCCTGCTTACACAGCGATCGTCGGGGTTCGATGACTCAACCTCCTCCGACCCGGTCACATCCTCGACGGTGTCGAAGAAGCCGTCACCGGCCATGAAGTGCCCGTCCAGGTTGTCGAGTAGAAGAAGTCGGATGACACCATCCATCGTCTCCTGCGCCACAGCCCTTGACTTTCCCCAGCACAATACCTCTACGACAGGCCAGTCCGTAAAAGTCGCGAGGTCGGTCGGACCCCCGCGTCTGTGCAGCTCAATGAAGGGTGTGTCCTGGTCCCCGACCTGCTCGTCGTAGTCCAGAATCACGTGGTTTCCGATGTGCGCGTCATGCTCGACCAGGGGACGCAGCAGAGTGCCGATGCACTTCTCCGCGTCCGGCCAACCATTGATTACGGTGTCCGTCATGAGATTTTGCCTCCCCGGCTAATCTTCTGACCCTTGCTGATGTAGACAAGGGATTTCCGCATGGCGTCGTAGCCCGCCTTGTTCCGGATCTTCGCCTTCACCTGCACCTCGGCGCGGTCCTTCTTCCGGCCGCCGATGGTGGGGGCCAGCACGCGCACGGTGTCCGCGGAGCGACCCTGGCCGGCCTCGCGGCCGCGGGGTGCGACCTGTCGGAAGCGGTTCGCCACCCGGACGCCGTTCTGGTACAGGATCCGCCGCAGCTTCTCGTCGTGCATGAGGTACAGCCGGAAGCCGAAGGTGTTCTGGCGGTAGCCGCCACGCATCTTTCCGGCGCGGTCCGCGAGGTCGAGTTGGGTGCTCACTTGCCACCCACCTTCTTGATCTGGATCTCCCGGCCCGGGGACCAGGTGGAGAAGGGGTTGGCGTAGTCGATGTCGACGTCGCCGTCGACCATCCACCGCGACGTCCGGCCGCGTGCGTCCGCGAGCTCGAACTCGTCGTCCTTCTCGACGTCCGCGTCGTCGTCTACGAACAGAGACTTGCCGACGATCGAGCGGCCCTGGAAGCCGTCGCCGTTGTTGCTGTCGGAGGTGGTTCGCGGCATGATGCCGACGCCTTCGAGGGTGTGCGTGTGGACCCGACCAGAGGCCGCGCCAGACTCCCACGAGTCACGCGCCGCGGCGCGGAACACCTTCACGTCCTGGACGTTGGCGTTCGACCCGCCGTACATCAGGGCAACCGATATTCGGGGACGACCATGCGAATGGGGCCGAGGATCCGCTCTTTCGCGGTGGACTCCAGCAGGCCGTCCAGCAGGGCCAGGTCTTCGGGGTCGAAGTCGATCCGACCCTTCGCGAAGTCCTCCCAGCGGGAGATGGAGAAGATGCCGGCGTTCTCGTGCGAGAAGCCCGCGGGGTTGCGGAACTTGCGCTCCGCGGCGTCCGAGACCATGTCCCGGACGAACAGCTTGAGGTCGCTCTCGTCGTCTTCGGCTTCCCACTTGGGACGCAGCTCGATGCCGGTCCGGGACTTGACCACGACGGACAGACGAGTCGAGGCGCGAGAGAGGAACTTCTCGACCTTGGGGGTCAAGGAGCCAGGGATCGGTTTCTCGTATCCCTCTTGCACATCCGCGAACGTCGCGTATGCGAAATCAGCCATCTCTCGCGCCTCGCCTTACTACTTGGTCTCGTCCGGGTACTCGACCGCACCGGCTGCGACGCACGCGTCGATCAGGCCGTCACGGTCTTCGCTACCGGTGAGCTCGACGGGGAAACCGTCATCCTTCGCTTCCTTCGCGAACGCCAACCAGCGAGCCTTGCTGGCGTTGCGCGGGGGAGCCTCGACTTCCTCCTCGTCGTCTCCCTCGGGGATGACGTCGATCTTGGGGAGGATGTTCTCGGTCGTCGCCGCCGACTCGTAGTCGACTTCCTCGTCCTGATCCGCCGGCTTCGGCAGAGTCACCGGCTGGAGGTCCGCTTCCGGATTCTCCTGCAGATGCTTCTTGTCCTTGACCAGCTCCCACGCCCAGTCGGGGAGCTCCGTCCCGGCCTTGAATCCGACCGGAGACGAAGCGACGCTCTCGCGCAGGAACACACTGTGCTTGAGCTTTCCCATTGACTAGACCACCTTCGCCTTGAGGGTGTAGTTCGGGTTGAGCAGCACCGGGGTGGCGATGGCCGTGCCCTCGACCGACATGATCGCGGGGACCGTCTCGTTGTCGAAGACCGCGGTCACGATCCCGGCCCACTCGGACTCCTCGATGCCCCAAGCGGACTTGGTGGCCTCGATGGTGATGCCCCAGAAGGTCGAGCCGAGCTCGGACGATCCGGCGATCTCCGCGGAGCCCGCGTTGTCACCGATGAGGATGATCGAGTCCTGGGGAATCAGGTACTTGATCGTGTTGGTGCCGTCGTTGTTGCGCACCTTCACCTTGCCTGCGTTGACCTCGAACGCGGGGAGGTCGTACAGGCTGAGGAGGTTGCCCACCTCGCCGTCGGTGGCGATCCGCGCCGGGTTACCGGTGTTGCCGATCGCCATGGCGGTGACCTTCGGGTGACGGTAGAACGCCGTCTTCGCAGCCTTGCCCGAGAGCATGGTGGAAGCGCGGAAGCCGTTCTCGTCCTCGAACGCGTCCGCGAGGATCGTCAGGTCCTCGATCGGGTCCGCGGTGGGGTCGCCCCACAGCTTGGTCAGGGTCGTGGTGAACTCCGGCTTGCGGCCGAAGTCGACGTCGAAGTCCTGGTTGTTACCGACGAACGTCAGCTTGCCGTTGGCCAGGGCCTCGCCGCGCTTGAGGTTCACCTGAATAGCGACGGCCTCGGCGATGCGCTTGCCCTTGCGCTGGATGTTCTTGGTCAGCGCGCTTTCCGAGTCCTTGCGCATCCGCAGACGCGCCTCTTCCAGGATCGGGATCTTCTGGCCGAGGGGAGCGATCCGGCCACGCATGCGGCCGAGCTCCTCGTCGCGACCGATCGCCAGACCGGCGTCGTATGCGCGGTACATCGCAGCCTCAATGAGACCACCCTGTCCGGCAGCCGCGTCGTACTCGATGTCGTCGAGCGTCTCGGACGGCAGGTACTTCGCGAGCGAATTGGGGCTGTTGACCTCGAGCTCGGCCAACGCAGTACGAACCTGCGAGGTCAGCTCCGCTGGATCAACGAAGTCGCGGTTGATTGCCATGTTGCTTCCTTCTTTTTAGAGGGGCTGGGAATCAGCCGTGACTACCGGTAGATGAAGTGCGAGGACACGGTGCCGGCAGCCGGCGTGGTGTCGAACGCGACGGGGAGTCGGTTGACGATGATCTGACCGAAGCGGAGGACCGCACCGGAGAGGGGCTCGTTGTCCGTGGCCGTGACCGGGTCCGAGAGCTGAACTTCAGCCTTCAGGAAGCCGACATGGTGCTCCTGGCCGTTCGTCTTGGTGGAGTCGTAGAGCGCGAACTGTCCCTGGGTCGCTCCGGCCGCGGTGATAATCGCGAGCGGGGTTCCCGACTTCAGCCAGTTGTCGAGCTTGTGAGTTCCGGCAGGAGCGAACGACGCAGCATTCAGCGTCGCGGACTGCGCCGACTCAAGGCCGTCGTAGTCTGCCAGCCAGGTGAAATCCTGGATGTCCTGGTTGTTGTACCGCTTCGGGGTAAGACCGGCCATGATGGCCTCCCTTTCTAGGTCTGGTTCTTCTTCAGGTATCGACCGAAGCCGTTGTCGTCATTGAGACCGACGTTGCTCCGATTGCCTCTGGGAGGCCTGGTCTCCGTGGCCGCTGTCAGGCCCGATGCCCAGGACTTGACAACTTCCTCGTTCACCGAGCCATCTTCCTTGAGGAATTTCTTCATGTCCAATGTGGCGATAATGCCTGCCACCTTGTCCCTTGACAGCTGCTTGGTGGCAAGTTCCGCGTCGATCGACTTGTCTACGAGCGCGAGCCGCAGGGTGTCGATCTGGGTCAGCAGCGGCGCGGTGGCCTCGGCGACACGGGTCGGGAGAACCTCGGCAACGGCGGCCTCGATCTTGGCATCG